CGCACGGCTAGTTCTCCTGTGTGCGTTGCTTGAATGATCTTGAGCTTTGGATCACGGCCCACCATCCACGCTGGTAGCAAGAAAGATGCAAACTCAGATTTAGTATGCCTTGGTGGCATGTTAACTATCAAACGATTTATTTCGCCCGTAGCTAATTTATTAAATTTTTCTGCGATGTGCCTGTGATGGGACCCCTCTATAAAATCTGGCCACATGCATTTTACAAAAGATAGAAAGTCATTCTTAGCTTTGTTCTGTATCTTTTTTTCTGCATGGAGCAGTTGTAGTCTTTTAAAGGTCTTCCGTACATCTGCAGGTAATTTTTCTATATTTACCTTATTCAAGTCCATGGTACCAAAATGTTTTTAGCAGGGGTGTATGTCTAAATCAAGGCATAAAGCAAAAAGCAGTGGGACCCCTTTTGTTATATTTTAGGGGGTGGGGTGGGTAATGTTTGGATATTGGTCTACGGTTCGGGACCCCTGGGCCGGCCGCGAAGCGGCCGGCCCATGTTTATTTATTTAGTCTAGTAATACCATGTAGGCTTTAGGATTATTCTTACGAAACCAATCTAGGTCACGTCTTACTAAATCCCAAAACGAAGATATGCCGACATCATCTCGGTCTTTATCTTCCATGGTTGCGGCATACTCGTTAGCAATTATTGCGTCATACTTTGCCGCTTCTTCTTTTGTAAGTTCAATAGACTCACCTGTGAATCTATTGTTTCTTACATTAAGAAATCTTTTATTTTCTGTTTTTGTTTCCATGGTCCAAGATTATCCTACATTGTTATCATTGTCAATCTTATTTATTACGGTGTTTGTATAAGTATAACCCCAACTATTTTCATATTTTGTTTTCTTTGGGTCATGAATGGGTGTTTCGAGCGGTTCTAGTCGTGGCGCTATTCTTATGATTTGCTCAATATATTTATTTGCAAATTCATTGTAACAACCATTGCTACAAAAATAATTATACATGTGTATATAATTAGGGTTATGTATTTTTAATTTTCTAGTTCTTAAAACTTTAGAACCTTTAGAGCCTCGTACCCTATCAACTGTTTCATAGGTATGGCAACTCGGACCATGGCACCAAACGTGCGAACTCATTATTCGACCCCCATGATACAAAACATTATAGCACCTATTCCCATAACGAAAATAAGGGAAAGCCCTATAGGGCTTTCCATAAATATTAAATTAAATAGTTCAATCATGTTCGCACTCTCGTTTCGCCAGTTGCCATACGCCAACCGTCATTATCTAAATCCCAATAAACTAAACATGGTGTACCATTTTTAGATACAAAAGATTTTCCTTTCGTTCCGTCAGGTTTATCATACTGACCTTTA